AAAGCAAAATGCGGGACTAGCTCAAGCTGGTGGAGCAATTGGAGGAGCTTTAATAACCAATGAAGCAATAAGAGGATTCCCTAACGTAAGAGGGGCATTTGATAGCATTACGCAACCAACTAGCCCCTCTGCCGAAAGCGGAAATTTGGCTATATCAAGGCCGGTCCCTTCGCCAACCACAACAGTTGATGGCTCTAATGCGACAGTAGATTTGAATGCAGCAGCTCCAACTACGGAAGTTGGAAGCATTACCATGCCAGATGGCTCTCCAGGCACATTAATGTCAGATGGCGCTAAGGTTGGACAAAATGGCAAAATCGTAAATCCAGATGGTAGTTCTGGTGGTTCTATTAAAGGCGAAGCTCTTGCTGGATTACAAGTAGCAGGTGGAGTAGCGCAGGCATATAACGGATATAAGCAGTATCAAAGTGGGGAAAAACTTGGTGGTGCTGCTAATATCGCAGGAGGTGCATACGCTACCGCTGCTGGGGCGCAAAGTTTAGCGGCAGGAGGCGCAGCAGGTTCTTTAGGTCAATATGCCCCTGCTGTTGGAACAGCTGTTGCAGCTGCTCAAATTGGTCAGCAGATGTTGAATGAGAAAGGCGCCAGTGAGGACAGAGCGGCGAAGTCTCAAGCAGAGGCAATGAAGGCATCAATGCTTTGGATCCCTGGCTATGGCTGGGTCGCTTATGCAGCATTGGCTGGATTAGATGCTTTAACCGGCGGTAAAGCTACAAAAGCTCTAATGGATTTTAGTAAGTTTAATAATAAATTGACAGACAAGATTGATTTTGGTCTTGGAAAAAGCATTCGAAGTAAAGTATTTCATCAGTCGACTAAAGGAGTGCAGCAAATGCACACTGGTCAATTGATGCAGCAATCTGATGATCCTGCATGGCAGAATTACGTTGCAGGAATGCGGCTACAAAAAAAGGAAGGGCCGCAGGATAAAAACAAGCAGTTTGCCGGTCAGTACAAGACGTTTGATGAGTACAAAAAGGCTGGTCTAAAAGCAGATAACCTGACGGGCGTTTATGGCAATCTTGATGCCTTTAAGCCTGATTACGCAGAAAAAGCTGGCGTACCTAACTGGGCGAATCTTAGCTTTGACCAACAGAAGGCCGTTACGCAACGCTTAATTGACGAAGATATGTATAGCTCCAAAAAAGGAGAGGTTGTTATTGGCGATAAAGAAAAGGCTCGCAAAATATACGAGGAGATGTCTAAAACAAACTTTGGAGTTTCTCAAAATTCTCAACAAGGAGCCAATTCTCAAAACGCTCCAATAGCGCGTCCTCAAGCCGGACAAGTAGCTCGTGTTTCCCCTGGCATGTATATAAATGATAAGGGCCAAGTTAAATCAGCTAAATCAGTCGGTGAAGCATTAAAAATAAATTACAATAAAACTAAAGAAAACAAGGAGAAAAAGTAAATGGCTAGGCGTGGCGCAACGACAAGAGATCCAAAACTTCGACAATTACCAGCAAAAAATAAAGCTGGTGAAGTTGCTGCTGGTATGGATCAGAGCGGTATGGCAGGACAAGTTGCTGGCGGTGGTGATATTAAGCAAGGTGGCACTAAGTCACAAGAGGAAATACTTAAAGCTGCTAATCGCGCTGCCAATCGCGCTCCTGTAGAGCGGTTATCTCCTGGTGTATATCGTAGTGCTGGCGGTGGGCTTGTCACTCAGCAGGGACGATCAATTCAACGTCAGCCACGACAGGGAATGGCGCAACAAGTTGCTGGAGGAATGCAGCAGAATCCTTGGCAGGGCGTCAGTGATAACAATATGGCTGGTCAAGTTGCTGACATGGTAAATCGGCAAGGAACTCTCATAAATCAGTACGACGATAAAATGTATCGGTATCCGCTTGGAACTAACATGCAGGATGAGATGCGCCGAATTGCTGAAGGTGCTGGCAATGTAGCGCAACAGCCTAACAATCAAATACAACAAGGCATTTATTATGCTCCTGGATTTGGGCCAAACGCTCAACGTGCCCCACAAATGCCGCAAATGCCACAAGCATCAGCGAATCAAGGTGGTCAGTATCGCCTAAGTCCAGGCGTATACGGCACTCGTGAGCAAGCTATGCAGCAGTATAATCAGCAAATGCAGCAGATGTATCAGTCAGCAATTCCTGGCGCAGCAAATGCTACTGGACAAATGCCTGATTTTTCACGTTTTGGCCCTATGATGCCACAAGTTCGTAAGGGGTAAATAGTGGCCTTTCAAGGATTCACAATGTCACCGCCTTATGGCGGGTTGGACGCACTAAGTCCAATAGATAATATGGATCCATCCTTTGCGTTGGAATTGGTAAACGTGTTTCCTGGGGCAGGAGCGCCGTCTGTAAGGCTAGGATATACTCAGTACAATACAAGCGGCACTACTATCCCAGCTACGCCTATCAATTTTATACGAGAGTTACCGCTAGCGGATGGAACTAAGCATCTTATTGCTGCTACTGATACTAACCTTTATAAGATATTATCAGGCGGCGCTGTATCAACGGTAACTAACGCTACTCCTCATACTGATGGCAAATTCAACTCTGAGATATTCGCCAACAATCTTTACCTTTGTAATGGGATAAATACGCCACAGGTTTATACAGGGACAGGGAATGCAGCAAATGTTACTTTTACTTGCTCTGCTGGATTAAGCAATTTAATAACCTGTTCTGCCTGGAAGCGTAGGTTGTACTTTGTTCAAAAGAACTCAATGTCAGTTTGGGTACATGCTTCTGTTGATGTACCTGGCACTGGCGGTTCCCCTAAGTTAGACGAGATTCTTGATATTAAATACGTAATGACTAAGGGCGGTTATTTGCTGTTTGCTGGCAGCTATACCAATCAAATAGCCTCTACGTCTCAAGACTTGTTTTTTGCTTGTAGCTCTGAAGGCGAGATTGTTTTCTACAGCGGGAATAGCCCTTCAGATTGGTCGTTAGTAGCGCATTATTACATAGCCAAGCCAGTAGGATTTAGGGCTTTTATCAGAGTTGATGCAGACGTTTGGATTATAACACAAGACGGCATAGTGCCATTGTCGGCTTTGTTTCAAAGCGATTCTGCATCAGCTTTAATGGTAGTAAGCGGCAAGGTTAATCCTATTATATCTGCCGCTGCGGAGAATTTTAAATTCTCTCATGATTGGGCTGGCTTTGTATGGCCTAGAGGTAGAAGGGTATATATTTCAGTCCCGCAATCAAGCAGCGAGAACTACTTTTTAGTTTACTCGCTAGACACTAAAGGCTGGACTATTTTTAGGCTATTTGACGGCGCCCATGCCAATTCTTCCTGTTATGCATTTGAGCAGCCGTTTTATGCCTCACTGACCGGCATAGTTTATCAGGGCGAAACGGGCCAGGCTGACGCTATTACTGCTACCTCTACAGGCCAAGCTATTACCTTTGCTGGCAGGACGGCATTTAGCTTCTATGGTGCTAGAGGAAACTATAAAGCGTTTAAAGATATTAGACCGTTGCTAAAAGTGAAAAAGGGCGTGACCCTTAGCTTAGGGTTGGATACTGATTTTAAGAGATCGACGGTGGTTGCAAATGTTACAACTCCTGCTAGCAATTTTACACCTTGGGGTAGTCCCTGGGGGAGTCCTTGGTCAGCAGACGTAGAATATACGTTTGACAGGTACGCCGTTAAAGGGCAGGGGCATTGTGCGGCGGTTAGATTTGGTGGTGCCATAAAAAACACCACGCTTGATATTTTTGGCTTTGAAATTCGTTATGATTTAGGTGGGCAAGTATAGTTATGGCAAGGCAATCAGCACTAGCAAGAGATCCTAATCAAGCTCCTCCAGCACCAAAACCAGAGGCAACTGGACCTAGTAAATGGATTCGAACAGGTGCTGGGCAGTATAAAGACCAATATGGCAATATGCTAAGAGGTCAGCAAAAAGCCCCTACTAAAGATATGTCTAAGGGGAGATCTCCAGTATCAACAGCGCCGCAAGGTCCAGCAGCGCCAACTCCAGAATCTGTTACGCAAGAAGGCTTTATGGGAGCGGGGCAAGCTTATCAGGATATGCTTCAAAAGTTTCAAGGCGAGCAATATCAGCCTAACTTTGAAGCAGAAATGGAGCGAGCTAGGCAGAATGTAATGGGGCAGTTTGACCGCCGTAATGCTCAAGCTTTTGGACAGCAGCGCCAAGATTTTGAAACTAGCATGGCCAATAGAGGTATTGCGCCAGGCGGAGAACAGTACAATAGAGAGCTAAAAGCGCTAACTGATAGGCAAGATATGGCTCGTCAAGAAGCTATGGGAGCCGCAGAACAGGCAGCCTATGGCGTACAGCAGCAGCAATTTGGCCAAACAGGTGATTTAGCTATGCGACGTTACGAGCAGTGGAACGTGCTCCAGCAGCCATATATGGCTGGTATACAAGCTCAATATCAATCACAAGAAGCGATGCTACAGCGTCAATTTGAAGAGGCTATGAGAAGAGGCGATAGGGCTAGTGCAGAACGTATAGCTAGAATGTCTCGTGGTGGTGGCGGTGGCGGTGGTCAGCAAGGGCCAACACTATATGACCGTATGGAAATGGGCCAGTTAGATACGGGTTATAATCAACCTGCACAGCAAAATCCTTGGGCTAATGTAGCTCAAGGTGCAACAGCCGGAGCAACTCAAGGGGTAACTAATTGGGCGTTAAAGTAACATGGCAACACTAGAAGAAGCATTGCAAGGCTTAAACTATACTGGCGCTGATACTGGGTACGGTATTGCTGCACAAACACTAGGCCAGGTAGCACCTAGCCTAATCAATCCTTATGGTTCAACAGGCCAGGCTTTAGGAATAGGCTTAGGCTCAATATTACTTCAATCGTTATTGGGCTATCAGGCCAGGCAACAGGCTGCCCAAGATACGCTAGAGCTAAATAGCTTGGCTAATCAGCTTATGACAAAGACAACGCCAGAGGCTCGTACTGAGTTTATTGGCGGCGTGTCTGACCCTACAAATCAGTCTAGGCTTTCTACGCTATCAACTGCGCTAATGCAGCAGGAAGCAGCTAGAAAAGCTAAAGCAGCAGAAAAGTTGTTAGAGCTTGAAACTGGCGCAGATTTTGAACTTGGGCCTAAAGGCACAGAATTGTTTAAGCGTAAGCAGCAAGCAGAATTAGAACGTGCCTTGGCTGCAAGACCAACTCCAGCATTAAAACCAGAAAAAAATTGGTGGGAAGGTATACCAGCTCAACAAAAACAAGCAATCGCTGGAGCCGCTGGTTCTATTGATAGCTTAAAAAATCTTGCTAATCAATTTAGAGCATTAGAAGAAAGCGGCGTAGAATTAGGATTAAAACAATATATACCAGGCTCTCCTGAAGATTTAGCAATGACGCAATTTAGTACAATGGTTCCAGGCATAGCTAAACTGCTAGGCCAACTTGGAAATCTAAACATTTACGAACAGCAAGTTCTTGATGATGCGCTGAAAGGCCGCATGTTATCTGGAAGTAAAAGTATTGCCAAGCGTCTTGATCAACTTGCACAATTAACACAAAAGAAAATAGTAGAAACAACAGAAACATATAAAGCGGCTTCAGAAGGTGGTGGGGAAGCTGTGTTGCAAAAACTGATGGGAGGGGCTCCAGCGCAAACAGATAAAATGCAACGATTGCAACAGTTGCAAGCTCAGTTAACAGAACTAAGGCGTATGAGAGCAGAAACAGGGAAGTAATGGATCCAATAGACGCACAGATAGCAGCACTGGAAGCTGAGATAGCTAAAGAATTAGCTGCCCAATCTATCCCTGCGCCTGTAGCAGAAGATCCTACTATTACGCCTATCGAGACAGCTTCTACGCAAGATGTAATGGCAAATTTGCCGTTTTATCACCCTCTTAAAGTAGAACAGGCTAAAAAACAATTACAATTTGACATCCCTGTTGGCATTGCTAAAGCTGGTGCTGGATTAGC